TCCCAGCAATACTTCGTCTTGCCAACTCCAGTAGGTCCCCACAGGCAGATGACCGTTTTAGCTTCGTTGGTGTGCTCGTAGTGAAGCGCCTGATAGAGTTGTATGCCTTTGTAGTACCGCAGAAAGAGACCGGTGTAGTCTTCCGATATCTGACTAAGAGTAGCACCGTTATCAAGGTCAGCCTTCATTGCAAGGATATCGTTTCTCTTACCTTGCTCGGGCATGACTCCAAATTCCCAGGGTCCTTCCACACGGCCTTCGGCCTTAGTGCAGTATATTCGGTTCTGCTTCGCAGTACCTTTCGCTTTCTCGACATGAGGACGTCTCGGAAACCAAGAGCAGAATGCTTCAAAATCCCTTGGATTTTTGCAGTAGGTGTATCCTTGCAGATGTCGTGTACCTTCGGCACCCTCCTCTAGCTGATACACCAAATAGTCATATGATTTCGGATCCCATGACTGAGGTACAAGGACTTCATCTTCGCTTGGGTTGTTGACTGTCCAGCACCATCCACGGCTTCGATTTCGTTCCATTTTGGCTGGGGGCACAGAAGTTCTGGCACAGAAGTGTGCGGGTAATACTATAGCCGCACACTTCACTACTTCTGGGCCGGAATTTTTTCAGAAATTATGGGAGAAAAAGCTTCCCGCTTTCTTCCCGCCAATCGGAATTCGGCGGGATGTTTCCTTTTTTATTTTTTCTTCCCGGGCGGGAAGTTTCCTTATCGAGAATACTTAGAGATCTTTTGACCGATTTTGACAGATATCAATTATCATTAATTATTATTGTCGATTATTGGCGATAAAATTTTTGATTTGCGAGGTCTATTTTGATGGCACAGAAGTGTAAATGGGGTGGCAAGTTCTTTTGAGTCGGACATAATTTAAGGGGCCCCGCAGGTAGCGCGCCCCAATGCTGCGCATGGTGCTCCTCCGGAGCACGGGGGCGGCTACCTGCTCCCCATAAATGAGTCCTAACTTTTTGCTATTGTCAGAGAACCGCGACATAATTCCACTCGTAGCTTTTACTCCACTCCAAGTTTCATTTGTTTTGAGTGTTTATTTAGCCGACGAAACGGCATCTTGCAATATAAGTTAATACAGGAGTGTAGCCTCCAGTTACAGTATAAGCGATAACATGGAGAGAATTGTCAACAATATCAGTGACATTGGCAGAAGTTCCTTTGACTTCCACTTTCATATTGAGTTTGGGAACAGCAGCATAGAAGTGAATTGGTTTTGGAGCAGCAATCTCAATGTTTGTTCCATCATAAGAAGCTGCTGGAGTTTCAAAGGCCATGGTTTGTTTCCACAAAACCTTAAAACGTTTAGAGTATTGTAAATTTCTAAAGAGAATAGGTGCGCCGATAGATTCTCCAGATGTAGCGAATACATCCTCACTATTCAGCTGCGCTGCGTTCGTTTGCATGTCTTGCACAATGGCGACTGTGATTGGGAAATTGCCAAGCATGGCAGTTTGATTGGTTTTAGCAGTAGCATAAATATAGCCGTTGACAAAGACTGACTTGACGAGATACGTTCTTCCATCGCGTTCGCTTGGACCATTCCCTTCGGGAACGGCATTCAAACAATTGACAGTGGTAGGATCAGCTTCAGCTCCTGAAGCATCACTACTTGTTGCAATATTACCACTGTACTTGGTATCGATAAACTTGTTTTCGATACCTAAAAATCCTGCTGTTCGGAAGTTTCTTCGTCGGAGTCGTTGATTTCTGGCTCTAATAACTTGAGTAGCTCTCGCAACTGATGCCCGAGCGGCAACAACTCTGCGACTTGAGCCCGTAATTGCAGTACTTCGAATGCTAGCTCTTGGCATGACTTTTCGAGTCTCTCCAGTTTTGCAAATGGTTTTGGTTTAAGTGTTCTTTATTTATACTTTCATTAACCAATAGTAATTGGTGAGTCTTCCGACTCACCCACCTCTCCCCACTGTTGGCTCCAATCTCTTACAGGGAGTCCATTTGAATATGTAGGTCCGGGTTCTCGTGGTACAGGGTCCATGCTTCGCTCTCCCATGAGAATGTCATTGAGACTTCGTCTGTCAGGTTCAGTGGCGGGGAGGAGTTCGACAATGTTGTCTCCAAATCTTCGTTTGAGGGGATTGGTATCATCCCAGGCGTATCCAAGTTTTGGATACCACTCTCTGGGATGCTTGTTAGAGGTAAATACAATCGTCTTTGCAGCGCATTGTACCGAGCTTCCTCTAACTCCCAATCTGAGGGGATATCTGTCACAGAGCCTAAGTAAGAAATCCCAAGGTAACCATCCGTAGAATTCGTCAATAATGATTGTATCTTCCCCGTCATATCCATCCCAATATTGGATATCCCGGCAAGGGTCCCTAGCTTTCCAATAAGCTCCGGGGTAGGTGTCCCAGCAATACTTCGTCTTGCCAACTCCAGTAGGTCCCCACAGGCAGATGACCGTTTTAGCTTCGTTGGTGTGCTCGTAGTGAAGCGCCTGATAGAGTTGTATGCCTTTGTAGTACCGCA